CATAATCGTCATTTTTTGGGATTATTTTCTTGCAATTCATCAGGTTTTCTGATAGGATTAGTGTATAAAATGAGAAAAACACATAAAAACAATAATTCTATCAACTGCGACAATTTGTACACTATACAAACGTCAAAAACTATGATAGTATATACAGATATTATGAACAACAACACAAAGGAGAATACATTATGTCAAAAGTAAAACAATGGGCTGAAGATATGGCCGAAGAACAAGTAGATTTGATTTTATCTAAATTAAAAAAGAATGAAATCACTAAAGAAGACGCTAAAGTTAAGATTCTGAATACTGCGAATAAACAAATGTTGAATATCAATTCAGAGAACGTTGAAGAAGTTATGGAGGCACACATTCATGCTTAAATTTAAAGAAATCATGGCAACTTTGTTTGCCGTGTTCGGTGTTTTAATGTTAATCGGTGCTACCGGTGCTGTAGAAACAAACCAGTGGGTGCTTGCACTTGCATTAGTAGTTATGGGAACGTGTACAATGTTCCTTTCAATAGTATGTCAGGAGAAACAATAATGAATAACAATATGGCAACGACAATAGTTAGAAATGTAGTTTATAAAAAAATAAATGCTATGAAAAGAGATATAAAAGAGTTGATTGAAGTAGATAACAATCTTTTAGAATCAATAGACATTAATATGAAAAATGCTATTAATAAAATACTTCACGACTACAAACTAAAACAATAACAAAAGGATACATTATGATACTAGAACAAACAAAAAAATATAACGAGTTGAGAGTACAAGAACAACAAGGTCAAGAAATGGCTGATGATTTACAGAAGATTGTAAATTATAATATGATGACGGAGGTGAAACAAATGGCTGAAAAAGCGGCAGATAAAAAAGTAAAGAAAAAAAGTAAAGTCAAGATGACAGTAGAAGGATACTATACAGATGATAATGGTATGTGGACTATCTATAAAACAGAATCAGGTATGACTATATGGAAGAAGGATAAAAAAAATGTACATTAATGGACACGATAACAAAGTTGATGTTATTCAAAATGTGATTGAGAATATAGATGATGGTTTATTATCTAATGCTAAAGATATGTTAAATCAATTAAAAGATATTGAAATGAAATCTACTGTATATAAAGGTCAAGTTTATGATTCTAAAAAAAGAAAGTTTATTTCTTTTGATGAATTTAAAGCACAACAAGAATAGGATAAAAAAATGAGTGAAGATGAAAAAAATCTATACAAGATAGTTGATAAACTTGAACAAAGAATTACAACACAAGAACACAATCATACTTTTTTAGAAAGTAGAGTTGATGGACTTGATAAAGATATAGACGCAATAACAAAAGTCTTAGCAAAAATGAAATTAGAGTTATACTATACTCCAGAAGAAGATGAGGCAATTAAAAAAGAAAGTATTAGATTGAAGGAACAAGAAGCAGAAATACTTAGAAAGAATGTAATTTTTTTTGAAAACATGAAAAAAGAACAAGAGGCAGAACAGGCAAAAGAGATTATGAAAAACGTAACTAACAAAGAGGACAAGTAAATATGACAGTTGATACAGATATAATGGTAATGAAAAAAGACTTAGGTAAGAAACTATACAGAAAAAAAACATTTTACACATTAGTAATTGAACAAGAGGTTCTTGCTAAAGACAGAGCAGAAGCTGGTGTTCTTTTGAGTGATTGTGGTATAGATCATTCACAGATAAACCATGAGATTACAGAAACAAAAAACGGTGTTGAGACCTACATGGTTGACGCCAACTACAAAGACAGCGGTGACACAGAATATGTCGGTCAAGTTGCTTATACAGATGATGAGTATGCCGAAGAAAATGGTGATGTTGAGATTACAGATCATTTAAGAGAAGATGAGGGTGAAGTATCACCAATGAAAGACTATAAAGATAACGTACTAACAGATCCTATTTGGAGATTTTGTTAGAACAAAAGTAGAACATATAGTGCGACACTATGTACTATATACAAACGATTAAAAGTATGATAGGATATACGAATAATAAAAAATAAAGAAAGAAGAAAAAATATGCAGACATGGGAAGAAATGTTAATTACAAAGATACTAACACAAGCAGTTGAAGATGCTAAGTACACAGGTCTTAATAAGAAATATCTTAAACACAAGATAGAGGCTATCAATTGGATTATGACAGGTGATCCTCAGTTTAAATACTATTGTAAATTACTTAGTATAGAACCATCTTATATTAAGAATAAAATTAAGACACATGGTGATACTAAAATAACTCATAAACAAAAAGTGTTATTAAAACCAATAGTCGAGGCACTACTAAAAAGTAAGACTTATAGTCAAGTGCCTGTACAACAAAGAGAGGTACTACATGGCAGAATATAGTTCACACGATTGGAGAAAGAATACAGATGACGCTGTTGTTTTCGATAGTAACTCAGCGACATTAAAAGTAAATGATTGTAAAGTTAAATTTACAGACCCTACAAACTTCAAAAAAGAAGAGGTTGATCTATCAAGATTGATTAGGGTATTTGTAACCAATAGAGAAATGAATAGAAAAAGTGTCAAATAATAAAGAACAAAAAGATTTACAGGAAGCATATGATGACCTGTATAGATATGTTCTTATAATGGGTGTGAAGTTTAACTGGCAGATGATTGCCGCTACTTTAATATCTATAGGATTAAGAATATATAAAACAGTATTAGATGAAGAAGGTTATCAAAAAATGACCAAGACCATATCTGATAGTTATAATGAGATTGAAAAATTTGAAGATACAACATTACATTAACCAAGGAGAAACATGAGCAACCCATATGATACACAAGTCGGCGGTAGTCACTACAAAGACATGAAGATACAACCGTCTGAATTTATAAACAAGAACGAACTACAATTTGCAGAAGGCAATGCTATCAAGTACATTTGTAGACACGGCAGTAAAGGCGGATTACAAGACCTTCAAAAGGCAAAACATTACATTGATATGATAATTGAAAGAGATTATGCAAATGAAGTCAACAATAGTTCTGTTGATTCAGGAGTAAATATTACCTATGAAGGATTATCTGTGACACTACCTGAGAGTGATAAAGACTCTATGGACGATCTATCAGAGGGATTTAAAGATGATCTGAATGGTGAGATATTCTATCCATCAGGTGCAAGTGTAGGCAAAGAGGGATTTGATGAATAAGAAAACATTAGATATATTATTTTATCTTTCAATCATTGTTCTATGTATATCTCTTACGAGTTGTACAAGTACTAATAAGAAACTTGAAACACACCCGACAAACAATCTAAATGCATTAGATAAGTTTTGGGATTTACTTAAACCATTAAGAGTATTGAATGGCGTAAGTACAATTAATTAATGACAGAAGAAGATAAAGAATCACAAGAGTTTGTAGATATGTTTCCGTACATACCAAGTCCAGAACAATACCCTAAGTGTTTTGCATTGTATGTTAAACTGTACAAATACTATAAGTCTAGGAAACAACTATCTAAAAAGGAAACGCAATAGCAAATTGAGGATGTTCTTTACATTGTTGTAGTATTTCTTCTTTACTACTTACATCACAAGATACTTTCACCTTTGCACTACAACTACATATAGTCATTATCATTACTACTAATACTATGATTGCTTTTGCTTTAGAGGTACTTGGAGCGGTTTCTGAAGGACGCACACACATACTTATAAGATTAAGAATCTTGACTATTCTTTTCTTTCTACTTCTTCATAGAAGTAATCATCACTATCACCAAACACCCACTTACTATCTTGTTCGCAGAAGAAGTACTTAGTTGATACCTTGAAGTCAGGTCTTTTTAATTCACTTGGTGTTAATGATTGTTCGTACCATAACATACGATTGTTAGGTTGTGCAAAGAACTGACCATTGTTTAGTTTACCTATGTTGAACTGTTTATGTTCGGCAGGTACCTCTGAGGGTCCTATATTAATCATATTGGGATCACTATGACAACTATCAATTGTAAATAGATATTCGCCTGACATCTTACCTTTACCCTTAATCACTATATCAACATCACAATTTTTAAGCAATCGTTTTGTCCATACTTGTATGTCGTAAGAAAACGCATCCCACAACTCAATCACATTTAAAGGTAATTGTTCTTCTTCTTTGATATCTTTTTTCCATGTAAATGCAGATAAAGGAAATTTATCATAACAGGCACCGTAGGCAGGTAGATAGGCTTCAAACATTAAGGCACGACCTTGCATAGACTTAACAGAGAGTAATACACACTCCTCAAATTCACCATGACCTTTCTCTAGGTCATAAAGGTATTCTTTTTTTAGATAACACTTAATGTATGGTATGTTCGCTACGAATTGCATAATATCCTATCTCTTTAATCTTATTGGTTTAAGTCCTGTTTCTCTATTTAAATATTTATAATCAATCTTGACAACATCAAAGTCAGCCTTGATCTTATCAGCAATCTTATAAGGGTCAAACTCAGCACAAGAGTAAACGTCTATTTGCATAAGAGCAGGGTTGGGTTCGTCCCATACATGAATTGTAATATGACTTGTTTCAATCACAGCGATACCTGTAATGCCACGATTACCTTCCATTGTGCAATACTTGACATACGGTCCCATTAATATCTTCATATCAATCGAAGCGATAAAGTCTTTCATCCATATTGTAAGTTTTTTTTCATCCGTAGGAACACGGTTTGCTTCAGCTCGTATGATAAGGTGCTTATGTATTAGGACTGGATTTTTCATGTATCATAAACTTAACTATTCACTTTAGCGCCAGCACGCCATTGATAACAAGACCAATATCTTGCAGTTGTTTTATCTTTTGCAGTATCACAGTTATGCCTTGCACGAAAAGATTTACGTCTTGCAGGATCATCACGTTTAATTGATAGACCTGTTGTATCACCAAATGATACTTTCTTGACCTTATCACCATCTTTAACATAGACATAGAACTTCTTAGAACCACCACGAATAGGGTCATTCAGTTTAACTTTCTTGCCTTGAAATTCTGATTCAGTAATGGGTAAATCCTTATATACGGATTCACAGATAGCGTCTATCGCCTCTACTTGTTTAAGAGTCTTCATAGTACTATTTATACCTCGCAGGACCACAAAGATTTTTTAGAGAAATTTTTTACTCTTTATCTTCTTGATTATGAGGTTCGTTATAGTTCGATTTATCGTTTGCAATCAGAAGACATTCCGCTTGTATGGTAGCAATCGTATTATCGATTACATCACGTGGAGCTTTAGTCTCCCCATACTTCAAAAAACGCAGATGATCTGCTGTCTTCTTTAACGAGTCTATCTTATCACATAACGCACTTATTTTATGTAGCATATATCTACTAGTATATCATAGTACGAATGCTTTGTCAAGCAGTCATGGACATTGCACGTTTAATATACTCGTGAAGATTGTACTTATTATCCCTGGCATCCGAACGACTATGAGAGATCATCTTATCCTTTAGACGTATCTTCTTTCTCTTTAGACTGGATATAAGTGAACGATTGTATGAATTGTGTTTCTCTAGGGAATTGATCTGTCTATCTAGGTATAGATGTTTTCTTTTATAGGTGTCATTATTACTCATAATTCTCCTTTGTTAGACTACTATAATACTTATAACAACGGAAGACTATATCCAGTAAAAAAATCCACGAGAAAAAAATTCAATAGAAAACGTTGAGTAATCATCCTTCTATGTACGAACAGATCCCTTAGAGTAGTGAACGGATATTAGCCAGATTTTGACACACAACGAGAATCGAATTGATATAGCACCACTAGTTTAGATTGATAACAGTTGCGTTGACATCTACTTCACTACCACCATTCACGGTCGCCTTACCTGTATTAATGTCGTGTGTACCTGAGTTCTCTGTAAGTTTCTCTTGTGTACTCTGAGTCTTTACCTTACTGTCTTCTGTGATTGTATTTAATACATTGATATTCATATTACGACCTATCTGCATATTGAGATCACGAGAGGCATTGACATTGATATCACCGGCGTCTTCGCCTGTACCTAACGTAGTCAGGTTAATGTTACCGCCGTTCACCTCTACGTTCACGTTAGACCCTTGTCCGACTTCTATGTTATAGTTGTTACCTGCCTCACCCTTGGCATTCACACGCACTCTCAGGCCTTTGTCGGTCGTTGATCTTGCGATACCTTGTATATGGCAGTAGTCATCATTCGTTACAATTGTATAGTTGTCTTTCTTTATTCGTGTGACCTTACTACCATCTGGGCCGATCTCGTACCCTGAGCCGCTGTTATGTCTTTCGTGTATACGCTCGGCGTCCGGTGTATCGTCCATCTCTCGTATGTGGCCGCCTTCACTCTCATATACATGATTACGTGGATATAAAGCTTTGTATGGTGTGATCGGTTCGTCCCACTTACCACCATTGTCTGAATCTAGGTCAGCGTCAATAGGGGCAACGCCTTCGACAACGCCGTCTATCTGTGCAGTACCCACGGCAAGGTCTAGGTCTGCCTTACGTATGGTCAATGAGTTATGAGGATTTTCAGCATTCCCAACCGCAAGACGATTGACATCCGTTTCAGTATACTTCGGATAGTTACCGTTTATGTAATCTTGAAAACCTTTCTTAGAATCTTTAGTAGGCAATGCAGCAGGAACGCCAGGTAGAGTTCCCATTATCATCGGCATCTGTGCGTCAGGTCCATCAGTAAAGAAACCCACGACCCACGTACCTTCAACAACACCAAGGGGCGTCTGACCTATGCCAGATACAGTCGCACTCGTAATAGGATTCATAGGGTGTGCCCATGGTAGATCAATCGTAGGTAACTTGATTAAATCTTCCGTATGGTATCCAAGACATCTCACACGAACACGGCCGAGATGCTTAGGGTCTTGTCTATCTTCGACTACCCCCACGAACCATTGAAAGCCGTCTTTACCCATAAAATTTTTCATAATTTCTTTTTCCTTTTTACCGATACCCTGCCGATTAAGTACACAACGGAAACCACTATAAACGACTATTTCGTTGCCGTTCGTATATCGTATGGTCTCAGTATGTTTCTCTCTTTAGAATCATTATAAGTTATACCTTAGAACAATTATAATCTACGCTCTTATGTTATATTCTTCTTCATCTTCCCATTTACTATCATGTTTGCATACATCACAAGTACAAATGCCATACTCATCAGCATGTAATCCATCGTCACAATGACACTCGTGGTGACATGATGTACACTCTGCGACCTTTGTTAATAGCAATGGCGTTTCACTCATATATCTATTTATATCTCATTTGTTAATATCGTTGATGTATCTCTGTATATGATAGGAGTAGAATCGAATATGTACCGATCGTATATCGTATATGTGCCAAGTATTACATTGAGTACGATTAGAATTATTGTGGTGTATTTAAAGAACCTATCGATTCTCTCTGGTACTTTATTTCGTTCT